AGTGAGCAGCCTGAGAAGGTGAGGGAGGCTGTTAATAAAATTATTACAGACAACCCAGGTAATATGGGCGTGGAGGCAATCGCTAAACATAGCCAATTGCCACGCCTATTTCAATATATGGAAGGGAGACATATCTATGACAGAATTGAGGGTTTAGCAGGAAGGAATACCGAAGGTGCTGGATCACAATTATTAAACCAGTATGGAATCCCCGGCATAAAATACTTTGACCAAGGTAGTAGAAAAGCTGGTGAAGGAACACACAATATAGTCATGTTCGATGAGAGTAAGATTAAGATAGTGGAGTAACATAATGGCACAAGAAGAGAACAAAATTGACGGACAAACCATACAGAGTTGGTATCAGGGATGTAGAGACGATAGTAAAAAGTGGCGTGATGAGGCCAAGGAGATGTTTGACCTCCGTGCTGGTAACCAGTGGACGGAGACAGAAATTGCTGAGTTGAATGAGAAGAGGCGTATTCCGATTGTAATGAATCGGGTAGGTCCATACTTCGACTCGATTATTGGTTATGCCGCCAATAACAAAAAGGAGATGCGTTTCCTTCCCCGGGGCAATGATGACCTCGCCCAGGCAGGCCTTTTGAATGAAGCTGTCCGATGGGCAGATGACCTATGCTGTGCCAATGACGAAGAGTTAGATGCCTTTGATGACATGATAACTTGTGGTATGGGTTGGACTGAGTCCAGGATGGACTACAAGATTGACCCGGAAGGTCAATTGATAACTGCAGAGCGAATAGATCCAATGGAGATGTATTGGGATGTTAATGCCAGGAAGCGCAATCTTGGCGATGCTACCTATGTTATCCATGCCAAACGCTATGAAAGGAGAGATGCTGAGAAGAGATGGCCAAGAATTAAGGATGTCACGCCTGACTGGTCTAATGAAGATGAGCATCGAGTTGAGCCCCATAATGCAACCAATGCATGGAAATATGAGAATGACCAGAGCGGAGTTGGTTATCCGGAACCTGAAGCATATCTGATATTACGTTGTCAGTGGTATCTCGATAAGAAGGTATACAGAGTATCTGACCCACAATCAGGACAACTGGTGACCCTTTCCGCTGCTAAATTCGGTAAGCTTAAAGACGGTTTTGACCAAATGGGTATCAAGTATGTCCCAGGTACAGAGCGTCATTATTATGACACTTATGTGACAGGTGATCAGGTTATTCAGGAAAACGAAGCACCTTCCAATAAAGGCTTTACGCTTCGTGCAATGTGCGCCAAGAGGGATAGAAACAAGAAACAATGGTACGGCATAGGCAGGGCAGTCAAAGACCCGCAGAAATTCTCCAATAAATTCTTCTCAGACATCATGTATATCCTTGCTTCAAACAGAAAGGGTGGGGCATTTGTCGAGACTACTGCTTTGGCTGACCCAAGGCAGGCAGAGGAAGATTGGAATAAACCAGACGCTATGATAAAACTTAACCGTGGCGGCATGGCAGGTATTCAAGAAAGAGATGCCGGTGTATTCCCAACAGGTCTCGATAGGCTGATGAACTATGCCATCGATGCTGTACCAAACACATCCGGCATGAATCCAGAGATGATAGGAATGGCTGACAGAAACCAGCCTGGAGTCCTGGAAGAGTCCCGCAAAGAGGCAGGTCTGACTATCCTTGCGCCACTATTCTCTGCTAAACACAGACACACAAGGGAGCGTGGTCCCATCATTTTCGACATGATGAAGAAGTTTATCTCGGACGGAAGACTTATTCGGATAACCGGTGATGACGGCCAACAGAGACAACAGCCCCTTATTATCGATGACACTATCACTTATGACGTTATTGTCGATGAAGTATCCAATAGTCCAAACCAGAGGCAGGAAGTGCTTAGAATAATGATGCAACTTGCCCCGACACTGGCACAGGCCAATGTACCTATCCCGCCTGACATCGTTGAATACATGCCTTTCCCGAATACTCTCATTGAGAAGTGGAAGCAGGCACTTGCACCGAAAGAAGAGGCTCCTGATCCAAAAGTCCAGCTTGAGCAGATGAAAATACAGTCGCAGATGAAGCAGGCTGAATTGAAAGCCAAGCAGGATGAGATGAAGATGCAGGCAGACGCACAGAAACAAGAGCGAGTTGCCATGGCAGAAGAGCAAAAGCATGCTATCCAGATACAGGAAATGCAGTTAGATGCTGCTATCAAACAGGAAGAGTTGCGCCTTAAAGCAATCGAATTAGAGTTAAAACAACAGGAAATGGGCATGAAAGCCCAGGTCACTGTCCACGAGAATGTCACTGACTTAGAAGTGGCTAAACTGCAGTCTGAAGCTGCTAAACACAAAGCCGGAGGTAACAAAGATGGCTGATGGTAAAAACGTAAAGCAATCCACAGAAAACGCCCCACAAGGCGGGAATAGAAAGTCCGATGGAGAAACGCAGTCCAAGAATGAACCGAAAGGTAAACATGCTAAAACTGAGTCTCTTCCTCAAAACCTAGATAAACGCCACTAAACAAAACCGGAGGAACCAATGAATAACCCAGACCCTTTGTCAGAACCTTTTGCTGACGATGCGCCACCGCCTGTCAGTGCAGAAAACCCACCCGATCTTCCTGAAACTCCAGTAGAAGAGGATGGGGATAAGCCTGCGGTCGATATAGCTGCAGAAGCTGAAACCCCGCCTGAAACAGAGCAGAGCAAGTACGAGAATATGAAGATCGCCATGAAGGAGGAGCGTGGGAAACGTCAGTCCATGGAGACACAACTCCAGGAAATGACAGCCAACTTCAATGAATTAAAAGGTCCACTCGATGCATACAGAAAAGACAAGCAAGCCGAAGAAGAGCAGAGTAAACATGCGGCAGAAGTGCAGGCCACCCAACAATATGAAGCAAACCCGGCAGAATACCTCAAGGAGCGGCAGGAAGAGATAACTCAACGTCTTGATAGTGCTACTGAGCAAAAGGAGCAGCAGGACGAATATGTCCGTATCTCAGCCGCCATTGGCACACAAGTCGATCAGCATCGTGAAACAGACCCTGACTATATCAATAAGATGGAGTTTGCCAAAGAGCATCGTATGAAAGAGTATGCCGCCCTTGGTTACCCGAAAGAGCAACATGAGCAAGCCTTTCAGAATGAGTGCTTCCAATTGGGTCTGTCAGCCTTACAGCAAGGGGTCAACCCTGGACAGATGGTATCCAACCTGGTCACTTCCTGGGGATATAAACCAGGCGAAGCTGCATCCGGAGAGACATCAGACCAGAAAGTCGAAAGACTTGCCGCTGGCGCACAGGCTGCACAGTCCCTTACCGGTGGAGCAGCAGAGGAGTCTTCGGCATTAAAAGCTATTGAGAAGATGTCAGATGCTGAATTTGATAAACACTGGGATGATGAGGTCGTGCCTAAAAGACATTGACACATGACTTCATTCGTCTATAGTGTTAATTGAAAGTTGTTTTCTTTATATGTGCTTTAGGGAGGATACCCCCTGTCCTCCCTTTTTTTAAGTCGGAAGACTTAAAGCTTCGCCGGAAGGCGTAAAATTACGCTGGAGAGCGTCAAACTCACGGTCGTTGGAGAACGTCAAACTCACCTCGTTAGCAACGTACAGCTAAAAACTTGTCCATTTATTAAATACGGCATAAGCCGTTAGGAGTTATCGCATGGCAAACACCGAATATGGTGTAAACGATGCTGAAGCTGTCAAACTCTGGTCAAGAAAGACCATGCATGAAGCCCTTAAAATGGCTTTTACTGGTCGTTTTTGTGGTACTGATTCTAACTCTCTTTGTCAGATTAAAGATGACTTGAGTAAGAATGAAGGTGATCGTATTAGAAGTATCCTCCGCATGCAATTAACTGGTGCTGGCCAACAGGGTGATAATACTCTGGAAGGCAATGAGGAAGCTTTGGTAACACACACAGACAATATCAACATCGACCAATTGCGCCACGCTGTGCGTTCTGGCGGTAAGATGTCTGAACAACGTGTACCGTTCTCCGTCCGTGAAGAGGCCCGCATGGGTCTACAAGACTGGTGGGCAGACCGCTTTGATACTTGGTTTTTTAACCAGATATCTGGCAATGCCGCTCAGTCTGACACACGCTTTACCGGTAACCAGGCAGCTACAAGCCCTGACTCAGCCCATAGAATTATGGCTGGAGTCGCAACCGCAGAATCTAACCTGTCAGCCAATGCGTCACAGACGTTTACGCTGTCATTAATTGATGAAGCAGTGCTTGCAGCACGAACATTAACCCCAGTAATTCGTCCCTTAAACAACCAGCAAGAACCTGGTAAACATCAATTTGTAATGTTTCTCTCACCTGAGCAGCACTTTGACCTTAGACGGTCAACAGCTACTGCCGAGTGGCAAGACATTCAGAAACAGGTGTTGGCCGGTGGAGGCGATGTAAATAAGAACCCAATTTTCTCGGGTGCTTTAGGTGTCTATAACGGCACTATTTTGCATGAGACCTTCCGTCTTCCGTTGATAACCACAGGTACTGGTGCAAACACCGGTAACCGTGCGATATTCTGCGGAGCCCAGACAGCTTGTTTGGCTTTTGGTAGAGGGTACAGTAAAAACCGAATGTCCTGGACAGAAGAACTTTTTGATTACGGCAACCAACTCGGTGTATCGAGTGGCTGTATTGCCGGACTGAAGAAGTCCATTTACAACAGTAGAGACTTTGCGACTATAGCCGTTTCAACGGCGCATTCGGTAGCCGCAACAGCCGCTGCGCAACGATAAGAGGAGAATCATATGACACATCTAACTGCTGATGCGATGACCTCCGGTCCTGCGCCTGCCATTCATGCTGGGTTAAACGCCCAGATATGTAAGTTTGGTATTGCTGGTACTGCTTCTGGCTCACAAACTGTTGCTTTGACCGCACTTCCTGCTGGCGCAGAAGTGGTTGGCGTGAATATGTACATGTCCAACGATGGTTATGGTACTGGTGGAGAGCATGTATCTGTCTTCGCAACAATTGGTGGTCTAACCATCCCTTCCGCTGGTGTTTTCCAGTTTATTCAATCGTCCACTGTCGGCACTAATGTTGTTTCTAACATCGGTAAAGACTTTGGTAAACGTATCACTGCTTCGGCAAATATGTTTCTGTCATTCACATCAAATGTGGGCACAGGCACGGCATCTTGTGATGTTGTTGTTATTGTTGAATACCTGAAGCATAAGCGTGGTGGGTAACTTGGTTATTTGACCTTAACCCGAGGCATACCGGCATTAACGCTGCTGGTATGCCTTTTAATTAAAGAGGAGCCGCTATGGAATTAGTCACAAATATCGTTGACAGGCTGAAGGAAATTCAGCTTAACTTTGAAGAAAAGCAAGATGTCCAAGCTATCATGGAGTGTATTGATGGCTACATTAATGTCTTAAATGAAGCCCCGGAAGACCCCGAAATACTCTTTCAGATAGGCACTGCTTATCTTCAGATATCCCAGCCAGGCGTAGCCCTGCAATTCTTCAAACGCTCTCTATCCTATTGGCCAGCACATCCTAACCTCTGGTCTAACCTTGGCGTATGTTATCGCACAATGCATATGCTGGAGCAGGCTAAGGACTGTTTCATGAAGTCCATGATGGGCGAGGAGAAAGCAGAGACCTACAACAATATGGCTGCATGCTTTATTAACGAGAATAACCCTGAAGAGGGGATGCAGTGGGCTGACAAAGCTATCATGATGGATCCAGCCCACCCTAAACCGAAGTGGAATGGAGGACTATTATGCTTAGAGAAACAAGACTGGGAGCATGGTTTTGAATTATACGACTCCGGCTTCTTCTGTAACGAGCGGAAGTACCGGGTATTCGACCCAGACCCACCCTGGTGGGATGGAAAGTCTAAAGGTACAGTTGCACTATGGGATGAGCAAGGACTGGGAGACAGACTACTTGCAGCCAATATGCTTAGAAGACTTGAAGGTCTCGATGGAGTTAATGTTGTACTTGAATGCCATCCGAGGCTTGAAGCCATGTACAGACGGTCTTTCCCATGGATAGAGCATATCTTCCCGACCGCAAAGAAGGAGAAGGTCACATGGCCAGAAGACTTCAAAATTGACTACAAGATAGCTGTCATGTCTCTGGCTGCACTTTATTGGAAAGATGGAGAGTTTGACAGGACACCGTATATCAAACCAGATCCAGAATTAGTCAAGAAGTACCGGGCTGAAATGGAAGCAAAAGGTCCGGGTCCGTATGTCTGCCTGTCATGGGCAGGAGGCGCACCGAAGACCAATACCAAATATCGGACATTGAAACTGAATTGGTTTAAAGAGTTAATTGGCCAAGACGGCACTTGGTTTTCAATGCAATATCACCCTTGGGCAAAAGATAAGGTAGAGCGTTTCAGAGAGGACACTGGACTACCTTTGCATCATTTGGATGCTGCCCAGGAAACAGAATATGACCATACGTTAGCAGCACTCGCCGCCGCTGACCTGACTATATCAGGGTGCAATACGGTCATACACACCTGTGGGGCCGCAGGGTTACCTTGTTGGGTTATGGTTCCCACCCGGCGGGCGTGGCGTTACCCCTCCGGCCCCACTTTTCCTTGGTATGGAGACCATATGAAACAATTCCACCAGTCAACAGATAATGACTGGGATACAGTAATTCAACAGGTAATAGTGGACTTTCAGGCTTATCTATACATGTATTACAAGGACATCACGTTTTTACCATCAGCCATCAGACCAGCACTAAAGGAAGTGAAATGAATGTCGTTATCGTAGGGCATGGCCCCTCGATCCTAAATGAAGGGCGAGGCAAGGAGATAGATGAATACGATGTCGTTATCAGACTTAAACGGACAAAGAGTCTTCTAAGCAGACCACACATCTTCGGGACAAAGACAGATATCGTAATGGGCTCACTTGTCCTCTGGCAAGATATGCTCATGGAATGGGATGAGATACCAGGCCGCTATTGGCTGTTTGTTGACACCCGCACAATGGAAGTGACAGACTATGAGATCAAATGCATACAAGGAGCATACTATCCAAAATTGTGTGTCATTGACAAAGGTCTCTGTGAAAGGTGGGTCAACCACTATAGAGGTCTTCGCAATGGCGCAGGAATGGATCCAAGGCAGGAGGCCAAGGTATCTGGAGAAGGAGTGGTCTTAAGTGACAAGCATGGACACCTGCATTGCTCTGCTGGAATGTTTGCAATTATATACGCCTTGCATTACCTGAAACCTGACAAACTAGACTTGCTTGGTTTCGACAATATCGCTTCAGGTGAATTTGACTGGAGCATTACACGGGGACCATCATGGAGTAAGTACCCTGACCATAACTGGGAAGCAGAGAATAGGATGCTCAGTGACGTTGCTGAAGACTTTGGTTACCAGGTTGAAAATGAGGAGGGGAACCTATGTTGTTTAAATATGTAACAGCCATGTCTCTTGATATCTTCAATGACTACGGTCAGGAGATGCTGGAGACCTTTGATAAATACTGGCCGGAAGGTGATATCTGGTTATACACAGAGGACTTTGATACCTTCAAAGAGATGACCGACTTGCCTAAACGGGTGGTCGTATGTGACCTCTACAAGGTAGAAGGAGCAAAGAAGTACCTTGATACCTTATCAGCATTACCTATCTTGCGTGGCGAAGTAATAACAGTCCAGAGCGCACACAAGGACTATCGCCGTAACATTGCTACATTTGCTAAAAAGGCATTAGCACAGTGCGATGCAGCCTGTGACCATAAGGGTTATCTCTTCTGGTTGGATGCCGATATTATCACTGGTAAACATATCCCGGGCTCATTACTGGAAAACATGATGCTGGGTCATTTCATCTCTGTGATGATGAGACCCTCTTGGGGAACGCTATGCTCTTCCTTTGTAGGATGGGACTGCGCTCATGCATTCTCCAACGACTGGTTTAACCATTACTACCATACCTACATGACTGGCAATGTCTTAACCTTACCTGAGTGGCAGGACACTTATGTCCTACAGACATGCATTTACAACATGGAAGGAGTGAATGATATAGCCAAAGGTATTGACGGTGAAGGTCCGTATAACGTCTTCGATGATGTCTTCCAGGGTTATGCTCACCATATGAAAGGCAGGCTAAAAGAAGAGCATAACAAAAACCGATATTATCAATTGCTTGAAATAGTGAAAGAAACACAACCCAGTCGCTTTGTCGAGATAGGCACATGGAATGGTGACAGAGCATTAGAGATACATGCCGTTAGTCCTGATACGAAGTATGTTGGTTTCGATCTCTTTGAAGGTGCGACCGATGAGACAGATGAGATTGAAAAGAATGTGAAGGCGCACTATGAGGTAAATGAGGTTGAGAAGAAACTCAAAGATGTCGGGATGCATGCAACCCTGTACAAAGGAGATACTAAGGAAACCCTACCAAAGTATGCTAGTGGAAGTCAGGATGCCGATATCGTCTTTGTTGACGGTGGACACTCTATAGAGACTATCGAGTCTGACTTGAAATACGCCAAACAGATAGTCAAGAAAGGTGGTGTCATCATTATGGATGACTATTACACCGACATGCCTGACGAAGAGTTAGAGAAATATGGAGCGCAGGCAGTGCTAAAGGATGAAGAGTTTGCAATTCTACCCGTGGCAGACCCAGTCCCAGGTGGAGGTCTTGTCCAGATGGCAGTATTGAGATGTTGATAACAGAGCCATATCGTCAACTAAACAGTGAATTGCATCACGAGTCAGAGGTGTTTGGTAATAACGCCTGGAAGAATGCTCCCATGGTTGAGAAACTAGCCCGCAAATATGGGGCTAAGTCTATCCTTGACTACGGGTGCGGGAAGGCATCATTACATAAGGAGTTAAGTAGAAGGGATCGGCTTAATGGTACACAAATATGTGACTACGACCCTGCTCTCGATGCTTTCAGCGAAAGAAATCCAGCAGACATTGTTGTCTGCATTGATGTATTGGAACACGTTGAGTTGGACTGCTTGCATGAGGTTTTGGCAGACCTCCGTGCATTAACAAAGAAGTGTCTGTTTCTGGATATAGCAACTAGACCTTCCAAGAAAATTTTGCCGGACGGGAGAAACGCCCATCTAAATGTAGCTGATGGTCCCTACTGGTTAAAGATGCTAGACGTTTATTTTCACATCATTCATTACGAGAACCCGGTAGGCAATAAAGAAGTCTACATGGAGTGCATATGACAATTAATATTTTCATCGGTTTTGATCCAAACGAGGCAATAGCCTATCATGTACTGGCGCATTCAATTATGCATCATGCATCTGAGCCTGTGTCCATTACTCCTATTAACCTGCAAAACTTACAGTTGATATACAACAAAGAGCGACACCCTGCTCAGTCAACTGAGTTTTCCATGTCCCGGTTTCTAACCCCACACCTTGGTGGCAGAGACTGGAGCATCTTTATGGACTGCGACATGCTTGTCCTGGGTGATATCGTGGAATTATACGACCATCGACAATTCACTAAAGCTGTACAGGTGGTTAAGCATGACTATACCCCATGTACAGAAACTAAATTCCTTAACCAAAAACAGTCACAATATGCCCGGAAAAACTGGTCTTCTGTGATGTTGTTTAATGGCAACCATATGGCATGCCGTAACCTGACACCTGATAAGGTGGATGGATATACAGGTATGGAACTCCACCAATTCAAATGGTGCGAGAATGAGGATGTAGGTGAACTACCAGTGGAGTGGAATTTCCTCGAAGGAGAGTACAAAAGGAAGGACTATCCTGGGGTAAAGCTTGTACATTATACCCTTGGCGGGCCATACTTTGATGAATATAAAGACTGTGAATTTGCTGAAGAGTGGCGGGAGATGTATGCTAGGACTATTCATGCCACAAATTAACGGCAGACGTAGGAATATGGCCCCCGAAGTAACGCCTCGGGTGGAGGAGAAACCTCCAGAAAAGAAAGCGGAACCTCGAGTAAGAAAGAGGAATAAACGTGGCCAATTTCTCCCAGCTAGTAAATGAAGTAGCTGATGACATAAACCGCACCGACCTGACAGCCCAATGCTCTGCAGCATTGGCTATGGCTATTCGGCATTACGATCGGAAAAGGTATTGGTTTAATGAGGGTAGTGCTACCTTCACAACAACTTCAGCAACTTCAGTCTATGCCCTTGCGTCTGACTTTCGCAAGATGGACTATGTCGAAGCTCGATGGCCGGGTGATAACTGGCAAGAAGTAAACGAGAGGACATTCCCCTATATCAAGCGCATGCTTGAGGGTCAAAATGTTACTGGTTATCCACAAGATTACGTCTTAAGGGACAGGAATATGTGGATAGCGTACCAACCTAATGGTAATTATCTTGTACGTTATTACTACGTTAAAGCCCTTCCTGGCGACCTGACAGCCTCTGCATCCAATGTCTGGACTGTTGAAGCACCTGACCTTATTCGGGCTAAGGCTGCCAAGACGGTAGCACTTCGGACATTGCATGACCTTGAGTTAGCAGCAACCTTCACTGAGATAATTGATGAGGAAGAATTGCGGATAACTGAGCGGGCCGAAAACCAAACATCCAGAGGCAGGAGTGAGGTGCATTATTAATGCCTAAATGGACGCAAGTTAATGTAGCGGAGTGGATGCCTGACCAACCTCCACTGAATAACCCCGGTGCTATTACAGCTAAAAACTGTATACCTGCTGCTAACGCTTATCGTCCATTATCTGCATCTGTTACTTTTTCTGTAGCGACCGGCACATCAAATGATGACTATATCCGTGGGGCAATATCGGTCAGGGATAATGCTGATACTGTCAGGACTTTTTGTGGTGATGCTAAAGACTTGTATGAGATATCAGCAACGGGATGGGACATTGTCTCTGTCTCTGCCGGGGCATACTCTGGCACAGCTACTCCAGAATTATGGAGGTTTGCGGAATGGGGCGATACCTTAATAGCAACCAATTTCAATAACACTCCACAGCAATTAGACCTCAGTGGCTCTACTTTCGGCATTATGGCAGGGTCTCCTCCAAGAGCAAGGTATGTGGCCACCATCCGTGACTTCGTAGCATTCGCTAATATACATGAAAATAGCACTGCAAAACCAAGGACTGTCAGATGGTCAGCATTCAATAATGCTAATGACTGGACTGCTTCAGTCAGGACGCAGAGTGACTCACAAGAGTTGTTTGAGGGTGGGTATATCACAGGTATTGTTGCACAGTCCTTCGGTCAAGGTGAGATAGGTGTCATCTTTCAAGAGCGGGCTATTACATTGATGACTTATGTTGGCCCTCCTCTAATCTTTCGTTTCGACCAGGTTGATACCAGACGAGGCACTCGCATACCAAATTCCATTATCCGCTACGCTCACCAGATATACTACATTGGCGAGGATGACTTCTATGTATTTGAAGGTGGTCAGTCAAGGTCTCTCGGTGCAGAGAAGGTTGTCAGGCACTTCTATAATACCCTCGATACTAACTTCATTGAAAGAATTACAGCAACAGTGGATGCAGCCAGGAAGATCATTATTTGGTCATACCCATCAAAGTCATCTACTGAAGAAGCACATCCGGATAAACTCATTATTTTCCATTGGATAACTGGTCGCTGGACGGAAGCTGAAGTACAGGCCGAGTCGCTATTCACATACCTTACTCCCGGTAAGACACTGGATGAGTTAGACTCTATATCAACTGACTTGGATGCTCTCCCTTATTCACTAGACTCGAAACTCTGGAAAGGTGGGTCAATGGACATGGCAGCGTTTGACCGTAACCATAGGCTTTACACTTTCTCTGGTATACCGCTTGATGCAACTATCGATATGACAGAGGTGCGGGCTGGTCCTGGAAGACTCATTGAGGTGACTAATTTACGTCCTTTAATCGAAGGTGCTGGGACTACATCAATTGCTCAAGTTGGTCACCGTATGTCACAGGATGCATCTCCGACATGGACAACGACAGCTACTGCAAATGCGAGTGGTGAAGTCAATGTTAGGATCCATTCTCGCTTTGCTAGAGTAAGACTTAAAGCGACCGGCACATGGAAACACATCCAAGGTGTAGATATGTATATCTCTGAGAGAGGCATTCGATGAAGATAACTGCCCTCTTTAAAGCAGTCGCAATAATATTTGAATTAGCTGTCTCTGCCGGTCTTGTTCCCGGCGTTACCGGCGTTAATAAGTTTGGTCGTAATTCTAATGTTGACTCTAATACGAAGGAAGAAATATGGGATGGGTCTGCTGCTTATGTTTTCCCGGCAACTGCATTAATGACAAGCATCAGTCAGACAACTGACCAGGCAGCAATGAGAGGCCAGGTAGTTGAGATACAGGGCCTAGATGCTAACTGGGACTTAAAAGTACAGGAGGCAACCTTAGATGCATCCGACAATACAACTGTAGTTACATTAGGCACTGCACTTATTCGGGTGTTTCGGATGAAGGTATTGGCCGATGTGGTAACAGACCAGGATATCCGTGT